ATGTAGCTCGTCTGACACAGAATCGGATAGCTGACCGGATCGTCTGACTCAATACCTACTGGTCTGTCGGCGTCATACAGGTTGTCACCGTTGCGGTTGAGGTAATAAGTGTAGGCGAACGCCCCGTTGTGCCAGAGCCTCATGTATGCCACCTCAAATGAATTGTAAACTTCGTCAAGCGGCGAGAGATCGACCTTGGCCGTGCCCTCAATCATGGTGGTGCGATCTATTGTGTCGATTATGCGGGCCGAGTCTAGGGTCGGATCATAGCCAAAAAGCTTCACGCTTTCCCTGCCGAACTGATCAAGCGTTTGCACTATTCGAAGTTGCTGGCAGATTTGTCCTATGATCTGCCTGCTGTCTTTCTGCGTGTTAATGATATTGCCCAGATAATCATACCGCCGCCGGTTAGATTCATCCACCTCCCCCAGCGCATCAAAGGCATCCATATCTATCTCTGCGGATGTCAAACCAAGCTCGTCACGATATATTGCCTCTATGATGTAGACTGATCCGCCGCCTCTCCCGATCGCATCGTCGTCCTCATGCCACGTGGTTTGGCTTCTCCCTGAATCCTCAATCCAATCGGGAAAAGTAGCGCCCATGCTGTTGACGTAAATCATGTCATGGGATTCAAGCGAGTTAAAGGGTTCTATCTCCCGTTGCCGCCACATGCGAGGTTTTTTCGAACCTGGTCGTCTGGCCACTACGATCCACTCAGAAATTGGTTGTTCGGTTGCCACAAGGACGCGGTTAATAGCCAGATGCATGTACCTGAATATCTCGGATCCCGATGTCATCTCAACGCCAAACTCCAGATCAAGTATCTCGTCAATTGTCCAGGGATCATACTGATCTGACTGATCATCAGCCGATCCGTGCGCCGACTTATCTGCTCCGAAATCATACGTGAATCCATTCGTGCCCGAGATAGCCTCGCCCGTGGAGAATCCACCAACTCCGTTATCCCATCGTGGATTATAGTATTTGACCGTCCCGGCACCCGAGAACACACCGTAAAAGCTGACATGGAAACCCAGCACTACTTGCTGATAGAGCGTTTCGTGTAACAATTTGCCGGGGTTGGCTGGAAATGGACAGCGAACATAGACCTTTTCTCCTGCGCCGATGGTGATGTAGGTGGTCGATTTATTATCAAACAAGTGGCCAAGATCCTTATCGACCGGATCACATTGAGACCCCTTTGCGTTGCATCGAGAGACTATGTAGGCATAAATAGGACTCTCGTTTTCTCCTGAAACATCTTCTATTTTTTTAAGCGTGAATGTGGTTGGTCTGCCAAATACGACATCCTCTGGCGGGTGGTTTGCGGAAAGCACTTTCATTAACGTGCCATACCTGTCGGCATCAGCATAGTAAATACAGACAGGGTAGAGGTCCATATACGGAAACAGTTTGTTCTGGCTCACCAGATATCTGCCACAATTTTGATCCACACAGATGCATGGCACATACGAAGAAATGCTCTGGCCCCATGTGGCGTGACTCAATTCTCCGTAGAGCAATGGAGCCACTTTACCGATGTTGCTCGCGGGTATGTTGGGATGGTCCTTCTGCGAGAGAATCTCTTCGGGTATCAGTTTGTGCCGCGTTACGCTGAGAGACTCAAGCGACAGCGTGAACTCGGAGTAGTCGTACGAGTAATCGGACACCACGAATGTGTGAACGAGGATGAGGTCATCATAATCAACAGTATCGTCGCTCGTCAGTGCCAACCAGATTTCCACCTTTCTCCCCTCTAACGTGTAGGTGGCAATATATTCATCAAATCTGACGTCCTGATCGTCGACCTGAGTGTACTGTGGGTTGGACAGGACCACCTTCATAGTACCAACCGTGGCTATGTTGCCCCCTTCGGATATGTCTATCGATTGCTCAAATGTACCCAGTCCACCCTCAGAGATTATTTTGCCGACGAACACCCTATCACTTCCACCATCCCAGGCGGTGACCGTTATGTTCTTGGTGGCAAAACATAGCTCGGGCAATGAGTCTCCGTCATTGGGGATTATCCGAACCAGTTTGACCGTGCTGACACTGCCAGCCAGCAAAGCAATTATCCCAGAAGCGAGAATCTTACTCATAATCTTCCTCCATCACCATGCGGATCTTGACTAGGTTGCGAGTGTGGAATTCCGGTGGCCCGAATCCGACCATTCTAACCGTATAGGTCTGATTAAAATTATCACAGAAAGTAAACTGTTTTAGAGGTCCTTCAATATGATCACAATAAAAATTCTCCAGATCCATCCATCGATAACCGGGGCTGTCTACAATCTTCAGCCAGGCCGTCACGACCCAGGTGCGCTTCCTATCTCCTCCGAGCTCATGCTTATAAACCTTTAGTTTCTTATCCTCTGTCCTGCTGACAGTCGCTGGCACCTCATGGTCAACTGGAAAGGGCACGACCAGGGCAAGGTCCAGATAAACGGTTACATCATCACCAGCAGAAGAGCTTTCTCCCGCATATAGCAAATATGGTGTGCTTTGTGCATAGTCGCACATGCCCGACAGGGATATGTCCGCACAGGTTGCATTGCCGGTCTCCACGCTTCCGGTAAAGATACCGGGACCGTCCGGCTCGAACCTGACAGTAAACTCGGCATATTGTCCATGGGTCAGAGAATATGAAAGGTCGCTCTCTAAGAGGCTGAAATAGTTTTCCCCCGAGGCCATGCTGACCGAGCCACTCAATGTGCCGCCACCGTTGTTGGTGATTCGAATGGTGAGATCAGAATAGTCCTCTGGCTCTAACTCTCCAAAGTCCAGACTGGTGTTGAGCAGCGAACATACCGGCGTGTCATTGCCAGTGCCGTCAACATCCAGATCGGCGCAAAGAGCATCACCGGTCTCAACCGTTTCGTCTTTGAAGCCACTGCTTTGCGGAGCGAACCTGATGGTGAACCACTGCTCCTCGCTGGGGCCCAGGTCGTAGGTCGCTGTTCCCTGGATTGAAAAGTCTGGGCCGGGAACCGACACCGTCCCGGTCAGGTTTCCATCCCCCGATTCACCCGTATTGGTGATCTTAAACAACTGGTCGTCATAGTCCCCGACATACACCGTGCCGAAGTGAATCGCGCTATAACTTACCTCACATCCAAGAGCCATTATATCTCCAATTTTCCTGTTCTGACTAAGTTTTCAAGTGCTCTTTTTACCGCATCCTCAAAGTCAAGGGGCAAGGTTAATCTTTCCGCTCGACTCATCTGTCCGAACGAGAAGCCACCCATATTTACATTGATTATGGTCTGTTCCCTGCTCGGGATCCGGTGTTCTTTTCTCATATATTCAAGGGCCGGGATGCCTACCGCCTTGACGGTCGGTACGTCTAACATATATTCACCCGGCTCACCTATGATCGGTACGCTATCGCGCCCGGGTGTTCCACCATGAAGCAGTCCTCCGCCTTGCATCCCCACCAATCCTCCTCCCTTAAAGAACAGACCAAAAATCCCGATCCCCGGGATACCTGAAGCACTCTCTATAGCCGCTCTTTTCGCCGCCTCTTGTGCCGTGACCGCCGTTTTGGCCTTCTCTATGGCGGTGTGCCGGGCAAGATCGATCAGACCGGTAGCGATTGCCTTTGCCAACCACTGAGCCAAGACGCTGATGACGGCATTTTTGAAGGCCTCGGCCGCATTCTCCAGGGCGTCGAAAAGGTTCTGCCCGTTGGCCGCCATGTTGCTGAACGTGTTGGCGGCAGCCTCTCCTATGCTTTTGTAGATTCCGATCTTAATCTCATGGTTCTCTATCCACCGCTGTTTCGCAGCCTCCGCCTCCGCTGCCTCAATTGAGGAAATCTGCTGATAAATCTGCATCCAGGCATCGGAGAATTCCTGCTCGCCAGCCAGTTTCTCTTGGAGACGAGCTATGTAATCCTCGGTCGAGATCCGCCCGGTTTCTTTCAGCCAGGTGTAGTAGTTCTCTGTCCTCGTCTGCATCTCATCCAGCGCCCGCTGGAGATCCTGTTGCGTCTTGTCCAGGTTCCACCATTCCTCAAGAGACACCGGTGGCGGACCCGGAATGGCCTCATATTGCACCGTGAGTTTCTCAATCTTCTTTTGCTCAAGTTTCTGCACTTCGACAGCGAGCGAGTCTTTGACTAGATCAGCCGATACCCCTAGCTTCAATAAACCAGCGGCTTCCGCTTCAAGTTGCTTGAGCCTCGCCATCTCATACTGATCCCAAACCGCCAGCAACTCATCCCGGCTTTTGCCGGTCTGATTCAGCAGATTGTCCAACAAATTGACCTGGGCATCCAAGAGTTTTTGTGTGTCAATGGGAGGCGGAGGGGGGCCTTTAAGCTCTTCCATTGTTGGGCCGTGCATCATTGGCGGGGGAACCCCCTTAAGCTGATCCAAGTATTCTTGTAATTTCCCCTGTTCTTTCTTCAGTCCCTCAACTCGCTGACGAGCCATCTCTACTCTGTCGCCATAAATTTCAAAGAACCTACCCGATAGTTCCAATATGGGAAGGAAAACTGCCTGCTGTCCGGTCAGCTCCTTGAGCTTATCCGAATAGAGCATGGTGAAGCCATAGTAGGGCTCAAACACTTCCGATGTACCCTGTATCTTCTCGTAATATTTGGTCTGCTTCTCAAGCCCAACATTCAAGTCCTCAACTTTTGCGGTAATCTCCGCGATCTTTTTATCTGTTTCTATTTGTAATAGCGCCCTTTCGGCCGACAGATTTTTTCTGAGCGATTCCTCGTTGAGCCTCAGCATGTTCCCATAACGATCATACTCAACGATAACGCTGGGCATGATGCTCAGAATCTTTTTCATGATGCGATTGTATTCGTTCTGTTCGTCCGCAGTTCTGGCGGTTTCGTTTTTCAATTCCTCGTATCGGGCAATCACCGCATTAATGCTTCCTTCAGACTCATCAAACACCCCTCGCTGTTTCATGATAGAAGCAATCGATGTCTGGAGTGGAGATGCCAGCGCTGTAACCGCTTTCATGAAATTTTCTGTCGCATGGACCGCCAGCGACAATGCTGGTAGAAAATGATTCCCCACCGCCACCGCTGCCTCCTGGGTATATCTATTGAGCGATCGATACTGTTTCCCTGCGGTCTCCATGGCCGCCTCGTATGTCCCCGCCACCCGGGCGGCTTGTTCCATCACCACGTTCATAGTGGCTTGCCGTTTTTCCACATCGGTCAGATCCTGTGCTGATTTCCCGATGGTTTTTGCATAGGATCCGTAGATTTCTGTCAGGTCGGTGACAATCCCGAACTGTTTGAGGAGAATCGGCTGTTGTGCCGCTATGGCATAGGTCAGAGTTTCTGTTGCCTGGGAAGAATCCATCTGCGCGATGACGGCAAGATCCTGTGCAGCTCTCACTATTTTGGCAGCGTCAGCTACATCGAGCTGCGACTGCATGAGCCGGATCAACAGTGTCCTGGAAGCCTCGGTTGTAATACCCAGCGCCTCGATTTTCTGCTCCTCTTGCGCCAGATATTGAGCGGAGTAATTGGAAGCTCGACCAGTATTTTCCAGCACCACCCCCAGCTCTTCGACCCGCGCCGCCACCATGGTCACATTCTTGACCACTCCCGCTATTTTACTGGCGGCAAAAGCGCTGGCAAAAGCTGCCCCAACCCGCCCCAGCATGGCGGTTGTGCTGCGGGAAAATCCGTTCAGTTGAGCCTCTGCCCGGGACAGTCCGGTCTGCAGTCCCCTCGTATCCGCTCCGATATGAGCTGTAAGCGTACCGATATTAGCCAACCTTATTTCTCCTTTTTAGTCAGCTTTTTCCTCTTAGCCCATCCATAAATACCCATCACCACAGCCTTCATTTCCTCCATGGACTGTTTCGGCTTGGCCACCATGTGTTTGGGCATGAAGTCCTCTATTTTAAACGACCTGCCTTTTTTGCCCCTGAACACATTTGCAATCGTAGTCGCTATCATGGCGACCCTGTACCATTCAACTTCATTTCCCCAGGGCTCCAGGGAGAAGAACGCTTCCCATTCAGCTATCTGACGGGCATTGAGTTGATCCAGCAAAAAGTCCGGATGTGGACACCCCAGCTCAAGCGCTAATCTGAATGCGAATCTTCGCCTGGGCTGGTCAACAAGTTTTTTGCTATCTCCCCCACCTCTGCTGTCGAGAATCCCGAAAGCCTCTGTGCTGTCGGAAAGAGGCGGTCGATTGCCGTTGCCGATTTTTCGCTAAGCAGTGGCACATCCTCGTCGGTAAAAATCTTGTTGCCCGCCTCATCCACCACGCACATCGCCACCACCCTTGCTCTGAAATGATCCAGGTTCCTCACTCCCGGCTTCGGAAATAGAATCCTGTCTAAGTTGTCCCTGTCTCGCGCCGTGGCGGTCTTCAACCGCACCGGTCCACCCCACTCCGGCACGTCCACCTCCTGCATCTCAATGTCTTGTGCATTAAGAATTTGATCTTTGGTTAAGATCTTCATGGTACCTTACCTCACTGTTACACGGTTAGGTTCATCTGACAGCAACCGTAAAGATCACCCCTGTGTTATGTGGTCAAAGTCACTTGGCCAGTGATCTTTATGGTAACGTCTGCGCTGATCTTGTTATCCGTCGGCACGGACAATCCCAACCTGGTCACAAATGCCGCGAATTCGAGCGTGGTGGCTCCGGTATCTGGCAACACCACCTGGTAGTTGTGCGCGTCATCCGATTCATAATCCGTCTTCATCTGGTTATAGGTGTCGATGGTGAAATTCATGGACAAAGATACCTCGCCTCCATCCCTGAAACCACCGATAAACTCGCGATACCCTCCGGTTGAGTCAAGGCTCGTGACATCAATCGTGTCCCGCGCCAACTCTGGTCCACCTATATTGCTCACCTCGGCTATGGCGGAGAACACCCCGGACTCTGAATCCGACTCTCGCTTAAACTGCGCGCCTACTCCTGCTATGGCATCACTCATAATGCTACCTCCTTTGGTTTAAGTTCTGTTTCCATCGACGCTTGACAGTGCAATGGTTGCGCCCAGCTTGTCATATTTCTTTTTTCTGCACCGCATCTCACAACTATGCGTTTGTCCTGTGCAATCGAAAATTCATCGTCAATAAGGGACGATGATTATCGTCATATCCTAAAAAGAGAATGTCTCCCATAGACCAGATGCCGATATAACGGGCCGAGTTAATTTCGTAATTAGTGGTCCCGTTCAACGTATCCCGTATCGTCTGAGCGAGCAGGTGTGCCTCCGAATATTGTCCTTTCGCACCCCTCACCCTTATCTGTACGTGGGGACGTTCATAAACGAAATTGGGCGCCAAATCGTCTCCCGAAGCATCATAAATAGCCACACACAGATCCGGAGCGGTTGGCATCTCGCTCACGAAAAGATTTTCCGCAAAAGTTAAAGAAAGATTGGAATCAGCATCCAACATGTCTTTAATGTCAACGCTTGGCGGATTCATACGCCTACCTCCATGGCTCCGCACAGCTATCCCGCTGGAACGGCTGCCCTCCTGCGGATGATGTCTAAAATTGCCATTCTCTTTTCAATTAAAGCCGTCCCCAAAAACTTCCATTGTCCTGGCGGATGGTGTCGGGCCGACCTCTGAAAAACACCAGTCATAAACGGGGGGGGGATTTCATGCACGAATATTGCATAAGAGGCGGTATATCCGATCTCTGCTGCTGGTCCCCAAAGTGTGTTGTAAGCAGTAGTGTAGGCAGATGCCTTCAGGTTCTCCTTATCAACTGGTGTCAATTCTTGCGAACGCTTTCTCACAACAAGTGCCGCCTCACGCATTCCCGCTCTGGTCCGATTCTCAATGTTCCGGATCTCCCGGTTGAGGTTTCGAACCACATCATTGATCCCTGTCACTTCAAACCGCTTCATAGCAGCGCCTTTCTGATCACAATGTCCGCCCTAAAACTGGGAGTTTTCTCAAACCCCCTAATTTCATATGCCTCGGCTACAATCAGCGGATCCGACTGTTCCGCCACGGAAAGATCGTCCAGCTCGCCCAGATACAGATAACCACCACAATCCAAATCCTGGTTTACATAAACGCCCGCCTGTGATCGCTTCTCCTGTCCGGACGAATCCACATATAGCTCTGACCGCTGTTCCCATCGACAATCGATTTCCACGGGGCTTTCACCAAACGACCGACCCCCGCTTCCGTCGCTTTGTGGATTTCCCCAATAAACCGCAACTTGGTTCATCGCCTCATTTAAAAAGTTACTCCGATGCGGGCTCATCCCAGCACCTTCAATTCTGCAGGTCCCTTGGCTCTTGAGATCTCCGCCAGCTTACCATGATGATCCAACAGCATAACCTGCTGGCCGTAACGGGTGCCATTTAGACCCAAATCCGTCTTTCCATCATAGGTCACCTCGGCACCACCGAGTTTCTCTTTTGCCACCTGCGGATCTTGAATGGCTACGAAATGGGCTGATAGCCAAAGCTCAATTTCTCGTAACAAATCTGTGCCGTAATCCTCATCAGAAAGGGTCGCGGCGATTAATACGTTGGCCGATTTCAGAAACGGAGCGATTTGTTCTGCGGTCAAATCGGTGCCAATTATCTCCTTAACCGCTGCTTCGGTGACTCTCTTCGCCATATCACCTCCTATGCTCTTACCTCAAACACTCCCCCCTTCCACAGGGTGGGCGCGATTAGATTTCTGACCGCAGCCGGATCCCACCTCAGACCGACATGCTCAATCATGTCTTTGGCTCCACGCAGGTCTCCCCGAATGACCCGATACGGCCATATTTGCCACAGATTAATTCCCTGATCGACCATCTCTTCAAACCTGCTCTTATACTCGCTTAACCATTCACGCCACCCATCTGCCGTTTTGTGGGCGTCCATGAAACCGGTCATCATGCATGAATTGATAATGCCCTCATCGCTGCGTCGCACCAACACCCAGCGGGCATCGGGAAATGCCGCTGCCCATATGGGCCACATCAAGCATATTTGCGACCCAGCAACAAAGAAACTTGAGTCATCGCTACGATCATCCAATATTGAATGCACCTTAGATGACCACCACCCTTTGATCTTTTCAGCAACATCCCCACACTTTTTGATGTCGGGAGGATGTTGGGCGTTGGGATCTGCTCGTATGCCTCGCAGAAACGGTTTTATCATGGATTCACGGATATCTATGTTTTCCATAGAACCCCGATGATCTGGTCGCATCGAACGTGCCGTTCTGCCGCCCGATGCCCCACAGACCTCAATGATACTGGCCACAAAAGAGATGCCCGATCGGGATGCACCGGTCACCAATATGATCTTGTCGCTCATATCGTTTTCCATCTGTTATAGTATCCGCCGCGAATCATGGCCTGAATCTTTCGGCTACCCAGCCACGCCATTACTTGGGCCCTTTCACCAGCTACCGAGTGGCACCGGGCCATAGTTGCGGTGCGCGCCAGAACTTACTTTGGCTTCCCATTGGTCTGTTTGCCGTCCTCCGTCTCATCACCGGTCTTGGAGTCTCCGCCGGGATCGTCGGCGTTGGGTCCGGTGGTCCCACCGCCCGTTTCTGTGTCGGGTTTCGCCTCCGCCACACCCCGTCGCTCCATGGCCCGAGCCTCTTCTTTGGTTAGTGGCTCGTCGTTTATGGGCTTTCCGGTGGCATCGCTGATCACATTGTACTTTCCGAAGCCGATATGCACCGCCCTCAACCCCACTTTCGGAGCCGGTGCGGGCGGATCCGGCTCAAGCTGCTCGAACTTGTCCAGAGCATTGCCCAGCTCGTACTTCTCGCACCGGATCGTATCGCCGGGACGCAGCACCTTCTTCTGTCCGCCATGACTCATGATGTGCTTGCCCACATTCTGTCGCATTCTGAATAGCACAGACATCTGTCCTCCACAGGGGAATCTGGTTTGGTTACCAGTCCCCGGTTAGGGGTTTTGCGTTATGATGCGTGAACGATTCCGCACCGACCATCCTGGTCGGCCTTGAGGCGCGGCACCATTATGGCCATCACCTTGTGATGCAGGGTGAAGCCACCCGGGCTTTCCCACGGCACATTGGTGATGTCCATGCCGATGACCATCTCTACCGTCCGGCTGGACAGCTCGACCAGAACCACGTTGTCGGCGGTGAGCTTGGGCGCGACCTTGACGAACTCGATACCATCGATCTCGGCGATTCTCTGTCCGATCGACGTGGTGCCGTAGGTCTTGTAGTCGTCGCCCATCTTGCCGGCATAGCCGGATGGAACGTAGAGTCCCCACGGTCCGGGATGGTTGTCGTCGATGCTGGCCTGGATCATCTCCAGCACTTTGCCGACGATGATTGCTCCGGTCGCAGCCGACTCATCCCAGTCAGTGCCCAGGCTGATCGTGTTCCGGTGCTCGAAATCGGTATAGCCCCAGATCGTCCCCGATCCGAAGGTGTAAGAGCTGGCGCCGTTGAACAGCACCGTCTCGATCTTGTCGGCCACCTTGAAACTCGCGGTCTGGGCCTGGGTGGCGTCCAGAGGCGTTCCCGCCTTCCGGCTCGCGTTCAAGCTCCTGATGTCGATCTCGAAGTCCTTGAACGTGATGGCCATGGGGAGGTACTTCATGACGAACTCGGGCTGATCCTTCCTGCCCTCCACCTCCGGCTTCATCGCCATCTGGGCATCTTCCTCGTCGCTCATGGTCTCCCATGCCAGCACGGGGTTCGCCATGCCGTCTAACGGGAATACCAGTCCACGACTACGCAGATCGTTGACACCGACCAGGGTGGGCCGGGCTATGTCTACGACCGCCTTGTCGTAGTACTGCCATTCCTCATGCCGCAGGGTGGTGGCGTTGTTTCTCAGCGAGTTCACGTTGAACCCGTTGGCCATCAGGTGGGCAGCCACACCGCCAAATGCTCGCCCATTGATGATCGCGTCCACCTGGGCATCCGACAGTCCTTTTTTCATTGCCCTTTCCTTTCGTTTGAAGTTAATCCTTCTAAAACTGTGCTTTGCCTGTGCCCGGGCAGACTACCAGACCTCGAACCGGATCCTGCCCGTCATGTTCACGGCCTCGAGCGCCTCACCGACGATCGAATTCACCGCGATTTCGTCCACGGACGCATCGACATGCACTACCCGGAGCGTGCCGTCGCCGGCGCTCTCCAGCTTGCTGCCGATCGCGGCGTTTTCGCCGTCTGCCAGCAGGCCGTACACCTCATCACCCGGCTTGAAAACTCCGGTCTGGCACTGCTCATCGGCCACATAGGCAGTGTCGATTTCTCCACCGGCCAGCTTGTTCTCCAGGAAGAATCGCTTCTGGCAACTGCCGCCAGCCGTGGCGTGTGCCCGAACCTTCCCGGTGCTCATCAGCTCGCAGAGATGCCCCGGAGTGGCTGCGGCGTTTGCGGTGTATTCCTTGATCTGGGGAGTTCCCACGATCGCTATCGTTTTGAATGCCACGTCAACCTCCTTATCCCAACAGGTTTATCTGCTACTTATCAACCCTCCCCACATGCCGGACCGCTATGCCTTCGCCGGCTCATAGGAGGGCGGCATGGCCGGAACCTTGTCTTCGCGGGCAGCCGGACCTCCGGTCTGTCCGGAGAAGTCCACCTCTACCGCGGCCAGGGCTGTGATCTGCTCGAGCTCACCGATGGTCTTGGCCCGCAACTGCTCCTCGGTGAACTGGTTCCGCGCATTGGCGATCACCGCCTTCACCAGTGCGTCCTTGACCGCCTCGTCGCGTGCCACGGCCCTCGACAGGGTCTCCTGGATCTCCGGGGGTGCCGCGGCGATGTACTCCTTGACGCCTACCGGCTTTTTGTTGCCCGCCGGCTCGTTGTCGACTTTGGGCTTTTCGGTTGCGGGCGGCGTGTCCGGGGCGGCGGGTTTGTTCAGAGGTGTTTCTTTGCCTCCCGGTTCGTCCGGTTTCTTGGCTGGCTCGGACTCGTTGATACCCAGCTTGTCGAGCTGTTCTTCCGACAACGACTCCAGCCACTTCGCGTCATCCGCGGTGAACCGGGTCTGCTCACACGCGATGAGAGCGTTGATGCGGTCCTTTTTCGGGTCCATCGTTTTGTCCTCCACTCGTTTCGGGTTTACAAGATTCCCGGTGGGTCCCACCGGTACATAGTTTGTCTCTTCTCTCACCTCCTTCGCATCGTCTTTAAGGTTCACCTCTCCGGTCTCCTCGTTCAGCGTGTAGCCGCGCCGGTACATCTTGACCACCCCCTGTGACACCCCCACTTCGCTCGGGTTGGTTCCCTCCGCCACATAGACCACACTGTCATCAAACACCTCCCGCACCCAGTGGCGCCAGCCCGGATTGTCCAGAGCATCCAAGACGCGTTGCAATTTTACCCTGATGTCTTCGTGGCTCATGTCGAGAACCGACAAGCCAAGCGCCGCACCCACATTTCGCAACGCAGCAACCAACTTCTTCTTCAAACCGACCGATTCCTGTGTCTCCAGTCCGGCATCGAAATGCTGATTGAGCATATTGCGCGCCTTATCCTGCGCCGACTTTTTGGCCGTGTCCGGGATATCGGCCTGACTGCCTCTGCCGCTGATCACGGCTCTCAGGGCACCCTCGTTCAGCTTTCCGGTCCCGGGATTCACCACGGGAAACATGAGCAGGTCGCGCTCGTTATCTGCTCCGCCCTCACCCAATAAGGTCTTGCTGGCGATCCAGGTTTTCATCGCCGCTGGCGCATCCTGCACCCGGGACGGAACGTCCTCTGGTCTGTTTCCCTTCGCTCTGTAATAGGCGTCCCGGTAATCGGCAAAACCCTTTTTTACACCTGCCCATGACACCGATTCGGTACCGTCAAACGATGGTGTCCTGGCCGTAGATCTGATATTGAATATCACATTCATGTCACCTCCATTTTGAGTTTGATTCGATCTGATTCCACATCCGTCCGTCCAGCTGCAAGCTCCCTCCATGCCTGGCAAAAGTGCTAAGTGGTCCGGTCTGAAGTTGCTGACCGTTGCCTGATATTCTTCACCATGCCACATTCCCGGCACTCCATCTGTGTCGAACCAAAGCCCACTCGACACCTCCAGGGGGTCTCCGTTAAGAATGATGGGCAGAACTGCCGGATCAATCTTTTCCGCCTTCTCCTCATCAATCCACACTTCTCCCCGAAGTTTTGAGCCATGAGCGTCAAACCAGACATTAAACAACCTGCCCACCGATCTTTCCTGGATCACATTTGGTCGATTCGCCGGGATTGCCATTCCATATTCTTCCGGATGAAAAACCGGGATTGGGATGCCGTTCCAGGATTCGGGGATATCGGCCAACTCGCTGGCCGGATAGTAGTAACACCCGCTCGCACCGTGATGTACCCCTTCCACCAGAATCACGACCGGGACCACGGCGTGCCGACGACCCTCAAACATCTCGTAGCGTACCGGCAGGCTGGCCTGCAGAGTTTTGATGTTCAGTCCGTAGTTCATGAGTCTATCCCGTTTCGAATTTTCAACAAAAAAAGCCGACCCACCCGTTAGGGCGAATCGGCGTAAGGGTTGACCTTAGTGTCCGAGTGAAACTATTCGGCTGTTAGTCGCTCAGTTTTGTCTGTGTGTCCTGGAGCTTTTTAATCCTTTCTGTTCAGCACAATCTCTTCTTTGACCACGACTATTGGTTCAAACGTCTTATATGTCTTACTGATCCCACCCCGATAGCAGTTGAATGAAACGTTCCCGGTGAACTTCCCCTCCAACAGTCTGACGAAGTAATCTATGTATGTCTGGGTGCGTTTGTCAAGCACACTCTTTCTTTTTCCCTCACCTGCCATCGCGTCACCCCTCCCTTTCCTTCACCACCGGTATTGCACAACACCGGCAATTACCAGACCATGCTGTCTTTCCGTTTCGCCGTACCCATAGAGTGTGAAATTTCGCCAACTCCACACAGAAGGCAGTGTCATCATAGTCAACCAACGTACGCTTCACTCTAGATTCAAGTCTCGCCATCTGCGTTCTGCATTCCCGTATAAACCATGTATCGAAATTCCCAGCGTATGCTCCGTTCTTGTGCTGGACAACCTTTCCGGCATTCGGATAACAATAAAAGCTGGGGCATCGCCCTGCCTTGAGAATGCACTCACCAAGACCATCCGCCATGCGTCGAGAGGATGTCATGTGAACGATCTCTGGAGAAAAGTCCCCACCCTTCCAGGGCTTGCATTGTCTGACGTGGCCGTCTCCAGCCGCGAAACTATCAAGAAACACTCTGAGATAGGCGGGTGATAGTTGCTTGACCTCCTCCGGCACATAACGCACGGGTTGTTTTCCCTGTGGAGCAAGGTACGCGTACAGTTTATCGTTCCAGAGGGCGACAGCAGACGCGCGCCTTGAAGTTCTACCCAACAGTGAGCATACCTCGGCAATTCTCTCATATTTGTCTGGATTGGCAGTAGGGCTTTGGCTAAGAACAATGACGTTTTGGGAGAGCGACCCTTCAGACAGCCACCATCCCATGAATTCGGCGAATAGGGCAGTCTCAATCTCCGTACCGTTGACCGTTATTGTGGGTTCGGAATAGCCCGCCCACCTTGATGAGCGATAAAACATGCTCTCCTTTGGGACGGTAATGGCGTCTATAAATTCCCAGGATCGCGGTGCTGTCCATTTGCGCTCGCGCCGTAGAGTGAACATCTGATGGTTCTCTGTAACCAGCATGTCGAAGGTGCGACTGAGAAATTGAACCATCTGCTTTTCCTTGTGCGCGAACGTCCCCACTACGGGCACATATTCCAAATCGAATGTTTCAGGATTAAGGGACAGACAATTATTGTTCACCTTGACACGCTCAACCGGAACGAAGCCATCTTTCGTGTAAATCTCCGTCCCTGCCGCGTACGAATTCGGATGTGCAGGGACCATCCCCTCAATCTGGTCCAAAGTATACGGACCGGCCAGAGCCATTTCCTGGCAGATCTCACACACATCATAACCGGCAGTTGACCATTCCGCCATAACGTCGACTTGCATTTCCGCCTCGGCCTGTCTATACTCGGCTATCGTGGCGACATGGTGGGCCCTGATCACCTCGGTTCGCGCTATCATCCGGGCCCGGGTGATGCCTATCTTGTCAACTCTATTCGCCACATCCCTCATGAGCTCGCGAGCAATATCTCTTGGATTCTTGCCTTCTGCCAGTCCCCGGGCCAGTCCGGTGGTCAGGCCATCGGCAATCAGCCGTCGGATCTGCGCACCCATCACCTGTGTCACCGACCGCAGGTCCTCAAATGTCCTGGTATAAATAGCCGCCACCCTTTCGGCATGGAAGGGCTGGCTCATAATGGCTGCAATTCCTCCCGGCATATTATCAAGGACTGGTAATTGATAGCCCTTCGCTATCAGCTCTGCCCTGGAGCGACGTATGCCTTTCTGATAAGCAGGGTCGATGTAAAGGTTTGTCCAGGGAGATCCGGCTGGATCAAAGTGTACTCCTGGTCTTTGAATTATTTCCAATATTCCCATCTCAACCTGTTCTTGTAACCATGCCATAAACGCGGTCACCTTATCTGGTGAGCGTGGAAAATCAAACGCCCTCCACGAAGCTGCGGAAAGACTCGCCAGGGATCCGGGGCTTGGTAACATGTCTGGCTGAATCCCAAAGCAATCACGCATCATAATTGATGTCTTTATGTCCCGCTTAAGCACATTGAACCGCCGATCCATCTCAGCCACAAATCGTCGCCTCAACATGGTGGTCCGTGTCGGATCGATGCGGAACGTATTGTTCAGTGATAACCGCTCATCACCGATACTTTCCACACTCTCACATATACAAATTCTGCTCATCTCACATCTTTCCGCTTATCTCACGATATCGTGCCGTCTCCTGGTCTGGCACAGTCGCAGTGTCCTCGTAGATAAAGTAGGGACCACCCACAACCGGATGCTTGAACTTGAATATATAAACTGTGCCAGATGGCGAATAGTCCGAGTTTGGAACCAGATCAAACGACCATCGTCCGTTCACGCCAGTAGTGTAGGTTTTTCTATAGGGTGAGATTGGATACCCCTCATATCTCAGGATCGAGTCCTTTGGTACATCGAGCCTGACCGCTATCTCCACGCCACTGAGACTGTCAAGCTCAAAGTCAAAGATCTGATCATAGACTCGGCATTTATTAGCCACCGGAGGAGATCCAACATCAAAGGCGGTGCCGTAGAATACCGCCGTGGTGTCTCCACGCAGATCCAATGTTTCGGGAAATGTAAAGTTGTAACCAAGTTCTTGTAGCCATAGCTTATAACTATTTCCGGTTGTAAGTGGGTCCAGGTTGAAAAACGCCAGGCCGTCTCCATTGGTAACACCTGACCGAAGGGTTATACTCTGAGCGTTGTTTTTTATGGCTATGACAACACCCTGTATTCCAGCCTGAAGCGAACTGTCTCGAACTTCCAATGTGCAGGCAAATTCACCAGAGCCGATACCAGGGATATATCCCTGATTGACAAGGGAATCAATTATCTCCTGTGCTGTTAATCCGGCAGCCGATCCATGAAAGGCCGTAGTATCAAGAACGCCAAAATACTGTGGTTCTCCTGCTGTAGTATCTCCGGCATATACCGCCTTATAGGCGGCGGCGAAACTTCCTGGGAATGTTGCAATATAAACCCCATGCCATTCGCCACCGCCAGTGCCAACCATAGCAACCCTTTCGAGGTAAACGCCACAGTGAATAATATCAGCAACCATTGTGTCCCAGGGAGCCATCACATTGTTGACGTGCGTAGGGTAATAAAGTCCGAGCGTATCCCCCACCGTGATGTCTTCGGAGTAGACGTTAACCCATAGAGCGCAAAGCAGAATGAACGCTACGGCTAATCGTTTCACAGCTTTCTCCTTTATATGCCCGTATACCATCCATAGGTTAGATCATGGAATACAGTATCGTCTGTTGCATCACAATTAACAATCATTTCGATTCTGATCCAGTCACCAGGAGATGCGTTAGTGCTAAATCCGGTTATGATTTTATGCTCCCAAGCTCCAGCCG